TGATCCTCCACAACCATCATCGCAGTCTGTGGAATGTTCGCAGCCATCTCATCATCAGTCGGCAAACCACCCGCCAACTCCGGTGCCTCCATGGCAAACTGGTCGGCCTCGTCCAAAGCCTCGTTGTACAGGTCTTCCCGCTCCGTTTCCCCCAGACGGCGCTCCTGCTCCAAAAACTTCCAACCAACCTTCATCCAACTATGGCCGAAAATCAGAAAATCCTTGACAGCGCGGCGAAACGGCTTACGGAAATCGTGGTGCTTCCACAAATGGTTGACCACAGCCTCAACGAAAGCCGCACGGTCCTGATCCTCCGGCTGGTTGGGAGTTACCACAATCTTGGGGTGGTTCACCGAAACAGACGGCGCGATCACATTGATCGTGCTAAAGGCCAAATTGACGGCGATCAGATCCTCGGAACTGACCGACGTTTGCGGCCAATGCTTACCACGGTACAAATCGGCCATACGACGCCACAGGCTGTCGTACCCCATTTCGTCACGCCAACGAGCGGACGCGTCTAACCGACGTTTGACAATCTCGTACTTGTCGGCCTTGGTTTTGCGAGCCATCAGAACGTCGCCTTATCTGGCAGACGTTCGATGCTTCGACCTTGGGCCAACGCCTCTTGCTGCGTCTTCCGCCCGCGCTCCTCGCGCGACAAGTGCTGCTCGTCGGGAGGCAACAGGGATCGGGAACCCCGCCCAGTTACGAACCCGATGCCAAGAAGTCTTCGACGGCGTTCCCATAGGTCATCTATCTCGGCGCAGGACAACGCCCCACGCCGCTCCACCACATAGTCGTGGAACTCCTCGTAGGACGCCTCCGGGTGGAGGATCGCCACAGTTACGGGCGCTTGGTGTGTGGTGCAGCGTTATGGCCCTTCAGGTTTGGCTGCGGGCTGGCAGGCTCAATAGAACCCGTGGGACCATGCTGGTTGAACGGAGTGGTCCGCGGCGAGTTCTCACCGTAGCCACCAGTCTGGTTGTTCACCTTGGGTGAACCAAACCGCTGCTTGGGTGAACTGGGAGTCGCCGGTTCCCAAATCGGGTTGGCCGACACGGAGCCGCCACGCTTCATCTTGTTGTTCTGGCCCTTCGGGCCATCAATTGTTTCCGTACCACTGGTATGTGACACAAAGTTACGTACTGCCAAGGCAAAAACCTCCAATAGAGTCTCTAATAGGGAAGGCTAGACTGTCCCACGCACCGTTTTGGCCCCTATTTGCATCGGATTGGACACATCGGCATCTCGTATAACCATGCGGGCAAACCAGTCCACGGTCCAATAATCGTCCACTTTTGGCGCAAACTCGGGCATAAAAGCGTACTGGCGCATCTGATTGGCCAAAGCCAACGCCATAACACGGTCATCGTGCGGAGAACCACTCATAGAACCCCGCTCATTACGGGTATACGTGCGCAACTCCGCCAACGTGTACCTGTCGCGAAGCAGCAACTCGCCGCTCCGCAACGCCATCCCCAAATCGTCAATCAGCAACGGCTTCGTAGTGCGAGTCGTCTTCCACCCAAACTCCTGAGACACCTTGGAAGTCACCTGATTCAACGAACGCTTCCGAAACAGGTTCGGATGCCCCAAATGCCGCAACTGCACAATCGTCGTCAAACCATGATTGTTCGACTCAACACACGTCAGGGCATCATTGTACCACAAAGCGAGCATGTAAACCTCGTTGGCCAATGTGTCGGGAGGAATGTGTCCGTGCCATACAGCAACTTGCTCGCCCGTTCGCACGTCCAACACCTGCGCGCACGAATAGTCCCCGTGTGCAAGCCCCTCCGCCGTGTCAACCCCAATACAGTAGGGGTGTCCACCAACGGGTTCACGCCAAACTGTGAACATCTTTTCGCCATTCCACTACTCGGGTATATGGCTGCCATAAATAACCGCCCTGCCCCTCTTCAACATTTGTTTCCATGTCTTCCAGAACATCCAGATCAAACACCGGATTACCAGACTTGATAAACGCTTCCTCAGGCGTCGTCGGATACTCCTGAGCCAACTGCCACGACAGCATCGACTCCTTTTTCGACTCATACCAAGACTCGTCACGGTCCTCCGAAGCAGACCACGGAAAAAACATGGGTGCAAACCTGTTGGTCCCAGTCTGCGACCCAACCCACAACTCATGGAAAAAGTTCCCCGATCCGTTAGCGGTACTCAAACCAATAATGCGACCCCCCACATCCGCCACCGGCTCTATAGAAGCCCACGCCTCCTCAGGGTTCGGAAGGAACGCCCATTCGTCAACCACAACCAGCGAAGCCGACTCACCTCTAGCAGGATCGGATGCCGAAGGCATCGAAGTAATCTGGCTACCGTTGCTAAACGCCATCCTCTGCTGATGTTCAACCAGCGTCTGCGGGCCACGTTCCAGCATCCAATCCGGCATGTGTTGAAAACCATACTTGGACTTCCTCAACAACAGCACCGACTCGCGTTCGGTGCGCGACAGGTCAATAATGTTCTGATCCGGTTTGAAAAACGCCAACCAGAACTGGTGGGCAGCCACCAACGTGGTCCAACCGATCTGACGGGCCTTCAAAGTCAGGGAATACCGGTGCTCATCCCAATGCGTCAACGCATTCGACTGGGCAGCACGCAGGTCAAACAGGATACGGCCATGGGCCGGATGCGCTATATGCCAGTAGTTTCTCAAAAAGTGGCGCTCGTCGTCAACACAGCGCCGCCATTCGGCTTCCTGTTGAAGTTCAGTCAGACGAGTCATCTAGCAGACTGCACGGGCCGTGACGCAGCGTAACACCTTCCCAACACACGCAATTGTCGTGGTCGCAGAACGGGTCGTACACTTCGTGGGCTTCCACGGCAAACGATGCCACCAACTCCCGTCGTTCACCCACCTCAACCCCCTACTGGTTTAGAATAAGGGGCAGCAGCGCCGCCCCGCCACGCAAGGCGGCACCACCACCAGCAGCAGCAGCACCGCCACCGGCAGCCATGCCACCCGACATCAACATCAACGCCATGCCAACCTTCTGCTCGGTTGACAGATTGTTGAACCAATCGACGGTCTGTCCCTGTGGTGCCCTGAACGCTGTCGGGTCAACAGGCAACTGTCCACTGGGAGCAAACCGGCTGGCAGCCCCAGACTCAGGATTCTGGTTGCCGGGAATCGGAGGACCCTCAGGAATCGGCCGACCTCGCCGCCGACTCTCCGCCCGTTCGGCCTCACGCTGTTTGGCCTCTTTCAACTTCTGCCGCGCCTCCGCCAACTGCTCCTGCCAACCACCCATGCCCGGAAACACTTCCTGTTGCGGGTTCACACGCTGCGAAGACGCCTGCATCGCCGCCTGCATCTCCCTGCGGGCATCACCGGAACCAAACCCTTCGAGATCGGGCAGCCGTGGGGGCCGTAACGGCGCACCCGGCAACGACCCGCTCATGGGGGGTGCCACGTCAAACCCTCCGACATCGGGCAGCCGTGGGGGCTGCAACGGCGCACCCGGCAACAACCCGCTCATCGGCGGCGACGGTGCAAACCCTTCGGGCCGGGTCAACTGCCGAACCTCGTCGTCAGACAACCTCTGCGAAGGCGACTCCCCACCGAACCCAGATCCCCCCCGACCGGGCAAAACCAATGTGTCCTCCCCCCCAAAGTTAAAGGCCCCTGAGGTATTTGAGGCATTACCGTCATAGCGAGGTAGATCACCGACACGTATCATCCCATGCGATGCGTACAAACTCCCCCGACTGGGCGTTGTTGGAGATCCCCAAACATTGTATCCCTCTGCCGCTAGAGAGTCGGCTATCTCACCCACCTTTTGGAGAGAAGCACGGGCCTCTCCAAGCGGTACGTGTAAGGTGTGCGCGGGAGAATCGCGTACAAGTTCAACCGCATCGTAGTCCGTGGAAAAGTCCACCGACACATTGCCATAGTCGGAAAGAAACCCCTCCTCTATCTCGGCTCCGCGCGCGTACGACGGGACTTTGTTGAGTTCCGTAACTGTGACCCGAAAGATTCCAGCCCGGATAACAGAAGTAGTGTCTTGCTGCCTCCGTAGCGACTGTATCGCACGCTCCTGTTCTCCTCGGGTCAGCCCCGACCAGTTAGTCAAAGGGCTGTTGAACGGATTGTCTTCTTCCGCAAGGTCGGCTTCAACCTTGAACCGTTGCTTCCAAGTCTCGCCCTCACCCGGCAAATCGACAGGTTCAGCAGCCCTACCCGACAACCCCATCGCCTGCACCGGCCGCTCACGCACATCACCCAACGACACAGACCGATCAGGGCGAGAACGAACCCCCTGAGCATTAGG